CCCACCCAGCCGGAGGGGGTGCAGAGAAGCCGGTAGCCTGCTGGTGCCGGGTCGGTCCTACCCGCAAGGATGGACGCGGTGAGTCGGCCCCGAGGAGTCAGCTCTGAAACCGTATCGGAGGCCCGGCAGGGCGAGGGGCTGGCTTCGGCTGGCCCCTTTCCTGTTGACAGGCTCAGGGCTGGTGTGCTTATGCTTGAGGGGTCAGGCAGCGATGCCCGGCAGATCCTCCCAGTCATTTCCCCCATGAATACCCTCACGTCCCCCGCGTGGGACGGTGACCCGTTTGCGGACGCCATCGACCGCGCCTTGTGGCAGCTGGGCTACGTCAACGACTTCGACACCGAGGCCGAGGCCCAGGCCGCTGTCGCCCACGTGCTGCGCGAGTTCCCCGAGCTCGCCGGCCTGTCCCTGCAGTTTGCGGAGGTGGCCTGATGGGACGCCTGCAACGACACCAGCTCCGCTGCCTGTGCTGCGGCCTGCTGTTTCCTGCCGTCAACTCTGCGGCGAAATGGTGCGGGCCCGCCTGCAAGATGTACGCCTGCCGCCAGCGGAAGCAGAACAAGCCGGAGACGCGGGAGCCGTCACGGGCTGCCGTGGCAGCCGCCGGCATCGCCTCCCGGGTTTGGCAGGGCACGGTGATCGAGCGGCGCGGTGCTGACGGCTTCGTCAACGCGACGGCGATGTGCCAGGCCAACGGCCGCCGCTGGGCGAAGTACGCCGAAACCGACCGCTGCAGGGAGTATCTCCAGGCGCTGGCTCAAAGGTCCGAAATTCGGACCATTGATCTGGTCCAAGCTCGGCCAGGCCGTGGCGGCGGCACATTCATCCATCCGTCCCTCGCCATCGACCTCGCCCGTTGGATCTCCCCGGCCTTCGCGGTCTGGATGGACGGCTGGTTCCTGGAGGCCGTCGGCACCCAGCAGGCCCCGCCACCCCCAACCCGCCAGCTCCCCCTCCCAACCCCTGAGCCGCTGATCGGCGAGCGCCCCGCCATCACCGACCTGGTGGGGTCGCTGCGGACGATCGCGGCTGAAACCGCCGAGGCGGTGCAGTTCGAGCTGGCGATCCTCAACGCCTCCGCCACCACTCCACTGGTGCGGGCCGTGGCCGAGGAGTTCCACGCCACTGCCACTCGACTCCAGTCGCTGGGCGTGGCCTTGGCCGCCTTGGCGTGATGCGGGCTTGAGTCCCGCCCGAGTGCCAAACATTCCACCGCACACCACACCATGCCGTCCGAACACTCATGGCCACCGAAGACGCTGATACTGCCTCCCGAGGAGTGGTCGTTTGAAATTCTGGAAATCAAAGAAAGAGGCGAGGAGTATGTCAGCCCCGACGGATTTACGGTATTTCATCCCCTGCAGCAGGTAGCCCGCGTCAAAATGACGCCCACGCGGCCCGACCTGGGGTTTCTGCTTTCCGATGACTTGCTTCGTCGTTGGTTTTTAGAGGTGGACGGAATGATGTTCATCATTTATCACGTCCTCCCCTGCCTCGGTTACGGCATCGCCTACTGCCAGCGACCCCTGGAAACCTGAACCAACAACACCCCCGTGCCCGCCGGGCCGACCCAGAGCGGGGGTCACTCATTCACAGGTCCCCACCATGGCCGACGTCACCATCGACGCCTCCGATGCAATCCGCGGCGCCACGCTGACCGTGCGCGTCACCACCAACCCGGTGTTTCGCGCCCAGCTGTGGCTGGCCACGGCGCTCATCTGGCTGGCCGGCCAGGTGATCGAACTGGAGGTGGAGCTGGAGTGCACCCAGTGATCCCCCGCCGCCGCTGGCACGTCGTCGCCTGGAAGCTCCCGCTGTTCGTGGCGGTGCTGCTGGTCTCTGGCGTGCTGGAGCTGGCCACCGCGCTGGCCTGGCACGCCTACGTCGGTGCCGACTGCGCCCGTGATCGGTTCCAGGAGTGGTGGCGCGGGGTGCGGTGTGGGCTGCCGAGTTGGTGGGATCGACCGGAAACCTGAGGCACAGAGCCCCGGCCGGCACGTTGAACGCGAAACATCCTTCAGACGATCCGAAGCTGCCGTCGTTCGTGCATCCGGTGCTGCGGGATCACGGGGAGGATCTGCAGCGCGCCTACGACGCCTATCACTGCCTGCGTGGTAATGGCGTAAAGAAAAAATACCTTCCCCAGGAACCCGCCGAACCCCAGGAGGCCTACACCGCCCGCCTCGGCCGCGCCGTGTTCGCGGACTTCTTCCGCGACAGCATCGTGGCGTTCGCTGGCGTGCTGTCGAAATTCTCACTTTCCAGCCCGCCCGGCACCCTGGAGGAGGCGATCGACAACATCGACCGCGAGGGAAACGACCTCACCGCCTGGTTTCAGCGCGCCGATGGCCTGATGCTCCGCGATGGCGCCGTGGCCCTCCGCGTCGAGATGCCCTCCGGCCGCGCCGCCAACTCCGCCGAAGAGGTGATCACCGGCCGCCGGCCCTATCTGGTGAGCCACCCCCGCGCTCGGGTGCTGAACTGGCGCACCACCATCAACGACGGCATCGAGGAACTGGAGCGAGTCACCCTGCTGGAGGAGGACGAAGAGCCCGATGGTGAGTTCGGCGTTGAGACCGTGCTGCGCTACCGAGTGATCGGCCGCGGGTTCTGGCAGCTATGGGAGATCCAGCAGGAGGGCAACAACGAACCCCGCCCCGTCTTGCTCGATGAGGACGAGTACCTCGGCGCCAACGGCCAGCGGCTGCCGGTCTGCCCCGTCGTCTGGTATCGGGCCGATGAGGGCAACGGGTTCGGAACCGGCGAGCTCCCCCTGCGGCAGGTGGTCGAGCACTGCTTCGAGCACTTCCAGGAACGCAGCGACCTGCGCGAGAAACGCCACAAGTGCTCCATGCCGGTGCCGTGGGTGAAGGGCCGCCTCCCTGGTGGGCCCGCCGGCCCCGATGGCGTGCGGCCGCCGGTGGCGATTGGCCCGAACACGATCATCGAGCTGGAGCAGGACGGCGCCTTCGGATTCGCTGAGCCCTCGGCCACCAGCCTGGCCGATCAGCGGCAGGGGGTGGAGGACATCGAGCGGCTGATCAGCCGGCAGACCCTCGGGTTCCTCTACGGCGATCCCGGCGCCACCAAGACCGCGAAGCAGGCGGGGATGGAGGGGGCGCAGACCGAATCCGTGATCACCCGCCTGGCGGCGCGGAAGAACAGCGCGATGCAGTCGCTCATGGCCCTGTGGGTGATGTTCACCGGCGAGACCCTGGACCCCGGCGCGGGCCTGTCGATGGCAGCCACGTTGTTTGAGCAGCCGATGGAGGCGCAGGACGTGGACCAGTTGCAGAAACTCACCGGCGGCGAGCCCCTGCTGAGCCGCAGATCAGCGATCGAGGAGCTCCAGCGCCGCGGGAGGCTGAAGGTCACCACCAGCGTGGATGACGAGCTGAAGCGCCTGGCGGATGAGGAGCCCGAGCCGGCCGATGAGGTGGGGCTGAATGACTACGGGTCGCTGCCGCCGGGGGTGTTGGGGGCGGAAACCTACTGAGTCCCCACCGACACCCACCCATGAACTTCACCGAAGCCCTCGACGACCTGATCGGCCAGGCGCTGGAAGGCGACGACGCCTCCCTCGCGGATGTGATCTTCGACCTTGGCCAGGCCCAGCTCAACCTCCGGCTGGCTGTGCTGCAGGCCACCGACGACGAGGCTGACGACGCAGCCGAGTGACCCAGGCCCCCGGCCCCGGCAGCGACTCACCGGCCCCGCGCCGGCTGGTGGGCGCTGTTGACGAGTATTCCCGGGTGCTCGATCAGCTGGAGCGCCGCAGCGTCAAGAACACCATCGCGATTCTGAGGCGCAGCCTCGATCGCGTGCTGTTCGACCTGCGGCGCCATTACTCCGCCTACACCGACAGCCTCGGCCCGCAGGGTTTCGACCCGGCCCGCAACGCCATCCGCCGGCCGGGGGAGTACTCCACCCTGGAGGCCACCGCCAAATACAGGGCGATCATTCAGGACGCGCAGCAGTTCCTGACCGAGGAGGAGCTGCGCCAGTGGCAGGTGCGGTATGAGCAGGATCTGCGCGAGGCCGCCAGGCTCGGGGGTGAGCTGGGCGTTCAGCTCCAGCAGCTCGCAGGGCGGCCGCCGGCTGCCGTGCCGTTCACCGGGGCGGACCCGGCTGCCATCCGCGCTGCTGCCACCACCACCGGTGCGCTGATCCAGGGCGAGGTGGCCCGGTTCCGCGATCAGTTGGTGCAGGTCGTGGGTGAGGGCGCCACCCGCGGCTGGGGGCCCGCCCGGCTGGAGCGACAGATCCGCCAGGTACTGCGTGGCGCCAAGGATCCGAACGGGATCACCCGCCGGCTGGGCCTGGAGCAGCGTGCGGCCCTGATCGCTCGCACCGAGCTGGCCAACGCCTACGCGCAGGGCGCCCTGGGCCGGGCCCGGGAGCGCGGCGACGCCTACGTGCGGGTGCTGGCGTCAAACGATGAACGGGTCTGCCCCACGTGTGCGGCGCGGAACGGGAGGATCTACCCGGTGGATCGGGTCGTGCTCGGATACCACCCGAGGTGCCGCTGCGTCGCGGTCCCCGTTCCGAACGAGGCGGTGGAGGAGCGCGACCCGGCGGTGCGTGCCACCCTGCTCGACAGCGAGCGCTGGCAGGAGGAACACGAGCGGGGGGTGGTCAGCTACGCCGAGGGCCAGCACCGGGAGCGGCTGGATGGCCTGCAGCGCCAGCGGGACCGGCTGAAGGATCCCGAGCTGATCGAGGCGATGGATCAGCGGATCGCCCGCCTGCAGGACCAGGGCCCAGACATGGTGAAGGCCCGGCTCGAACTAAACCGGGCCCTGCGGACGCCGACGGCATCAGAGAAGCGACTGTTCCCAGGGCGGGCTCAGTCGCTGGGGGAGTCGGTGGCGTTGTTTGAGTGAGGGGCAGGCACTTGGCGAACCTTGCATAAAAAATCCGGCACCTTGTTGAGATGCTGCCAGCGAAGATGCCGTTCAACATCTACCAGGCCCGTCCTTTCCATGTGCGGACACCAGTAGGAAACCAAGTAGCCGCCTTTGCGTTCTGGAAGCATTAGGCAGCCGTTGCAAGGGCAGAGTGGCATGGTGGTGTGTGGCGGCGAGGTGAATCGGCGGGATCAGGGCTCCCGCCAGGCCCGGCGACTCAGGCCGCCACCACCTCCCGCGCCGGCGCGCTGTCGTAGGTGGTGACCGCATCAGCCGCGACCACATCAGCCGCAGCCGAGGCGGCGACGCCAGCAGGGGTGAGCACGAGCTGGTTTCCGCAGTGGGTGATCTCCACGGCCTGGCCCGGCGCCACCCCGATCAGCTCGGAGTAGCCGCCGCCCAGCACGATCTGGCCCTTGGTGCCGACGGTGACGACGAACGACAGCGGCCGGCCCTTGCCCTTGGCGGGCGTCAGGCCCAGGCCGTGGGCGTCGAGCAGGGCGGACTTGAAGGCGGCCAGGCGGGCCTTGCCGTTTTCCGAGACGTAGCCGCACTCGATGGCGATGCTGGCCTCGGACGCGGGCTTGAGTTCGTTGACGCGGAAGATCAGCGCGTCACCGACGAGGGGAGCGGACATTTCTGTTCCTGGTGGGAACCGTCATAATACCTGTGCAGATCCGTATTTGCATGGACTTACCCGACGACCTGGCCGCGTTTCTGCTGTGCCACGCCTGCGTCAGCGCCCGCGACGAGGACGCCACCCGCCAGGCCCTGCGTGCCGCAGCGGTGGAGCTGCCCGATGCCCAGGCTCACAAGGTCGCGCAGGTGCTGCACGCCACGATCTCGGGCGGCGGGCGGCTGTGGCTGAGCAGGCTGGCGTGAACCTCTACCACTACCGCGCCAGGCTGATTCGCGTCGTTGATGGCGACACCATCGATGTGGACCTGGACCTCGGGTTCCACCTGCGTGCCCGGCACCGCCTCCGGCTGCTGGGGGTGGACACGCCCGAGCGAGGCGAGCCGGGCTTCGCGGAGGCTACGGCCACCGTGCGGCAGCGACTGGAGGCAGCCCAGGAGCTGGTGGTCTGGACCGTGAAGCCCGATTCCTTCGGCCGGTGGCTGGCGAGCGTCTGGGCTGATGGCCGGTTGATCAACGACGAGCTGGTCGGGATGGGTTACAGGCTGTGAACTGGCCGGGGTGATCCTGGCCAGACCGTAAGGGGTGCGTTACTGTGGTTATATCGGAGGCAGAGAGCTTCCGGTATCCACCGCATTTCCACGTCATGTACC